TTGTGGATGACTTCTGTCTTTAGGGTGTTGGCTGTTTTCTCGCACCACACAGGGATGTAGTCGCGCGGCACTTCGCCATAGTCGCGGAAGGCGTTTTCGGGTGAAAGCTCCAGATTTTCTGGCAACTCTGCGATTAAATAAATAGCGCAATCCCCTGCGCTGACCTTGTCTTCTGGGGGGTACTGACATTCGAGGGTCAACCGCTCTCCATCATTAATCGTCCAGTTAACAGGCACTTGGCCAGGTGAGTCCTGATCGGATGGTGGGAAACAGAACCGTTCGATCACTTCGCCATTCTTCTCATGAGTAAGGCAGGCATCCATTGCCGAGGTATGAAGGTTGTTTCCGATGTAGGCAACAGCGCTCACAATATTTAAAGGCTTGCCGCCTGCGTAGCTCTGGAAATATGACGGGGCCATCGGTTCATTTGCGCTAAACATCTGGTCGTAGTAGGGCAGGCGCAGGAAACGATATCGAGGGGCGTTGGGTGTGTACCGCGTGTATTCAATGGTACAGGTGCCGTCCATGCTCCCGGATGGCAGCACCGAACTGACTGTGCCCAACGAGTTGCAGGTAAGCATGGTCCCCTTGGGGACGTAGATTGGAGACGTTGTCAGATCGACAGATTGGTTCCAGTCGCCAGCAGGTACAAATACCGGACCTTCCACCGGACCTGTAGGGTAAACCCAGCCGGGGATCGCCTTCGTTCTCACGGTGTTAAAGCACAAAGGCTCCAAGAATCCACCGCGCCCTAATATCGGCTGCTTCACTGGGTAGGGATCAGACTCCTTCCGCCAGGTTCCGATGCAATAGTCAGCAAACCCACCGTACTTGAAGCCCGGCACGCTGATGGAAACCTTCGTGATGCTGATATCGTGCGAGACTCGAATTGGCTCAGGGTTCTGTCGGAAAACAACCGTTTGCGTCCGTGTGAACTTATTGTATATAAAATTACCGGCACCGGTGATTGCGATTGCAACGGTTACAGCGATTATCACTGCGAGTATTATTGCTGCTATCCGCCGCATCACGATCCTCTAATCCAGCCCAATTTTGGAAGCGCAAAATTGTAGAGGATTGTCTAGATGCGTTCTACTTCAATTTCCACCTCTTCGATCATCAAGTGGTGAGTCACCAGCGTTATAAATTGGGGAGTGCGAGCGACCGCAAAGCAAAGTCGTGGCGGGGCAAGGGCTGTTGGAGCGAAGCGAGCCCTGACGCCCGGCAACCACGTCTCCTACCAGGATGCTCCATAACGGCGTATGCCGCTATCCTGTAGTCGATCGTTCAAACAAAGGTGGTGGAATGGAAGGTGTAGAGCTGAGCCCTAAGATTGAGCGTGAAGCCGACAAGCTTCTTGATCAGATCGCCCGGGCGGATTCGATGATTGTTGCGGCGAAAGCTGGCGCACGTGCTGAGGGGTTCGTTCTTGGCCTGGAATCGGCCCGCGCGTTGAGCGAGGCAACCATTGATCGGCTCTATGTCATCTTCGATTCCGCGACTGAAGAGCGGCTCAGAGCTTTGGCCTCAACTTAGAACAAACCGTCTTCCTCGGCTGGCTTAATCAAATCAGGCCCCTGATTGCGCACGTTGCCTATTGCCCGATCTACCTTGAACCACTCGAACGCCTCGGTCGGTTCGCCTTGGTGCATCACCATCTGTTCTGCGCGCTCCTTTGGCGTGGCCGGGTCGAGCCATTCCCGGGCGAGCTCTGGCGATAGCGTCACAGGTCGGCGGTCGTGGATATCGACCATCCCGCCAGCGCTGTCGGCGGTGATAATCACGAAGCCGTCGTGCTCGCTGGGCTCATGCTCGGCGTTCGGATATTGGCCGATCGCTGCGCACAGAATTGGCGAACGGTCGCGCCGGCGGATCAGGTAGGGCTGCTTCTTCGGTCCGCCTTCATCCACCCATTCAAACCAGTTATTGATCGCTATGATTGCCCGGTGCGGCCAGATGGCACGGAAGAACGGCCCGTGGGCGACTTTCTCCACCCTGGCATTGATCGGTGCTGCGCGGTCCTTTGCCCAATGCGGGCGCCATCCCCAGCGCACCATGTCGGCGTGCAGGTATTCGCCTTCCTGGTGAAAGATGGCGAGCTGGGTTGTCGGGGCGGCGTTGTACCGCTCGAAAGGCCGGTCGCCGGCGCTGTTTACCAGAGGGTTTGGCATGCTGAGTGCCGCCACGAAGTCGTGGATTCCATCGTATTGGGAAAGTCGTCCGCACATGGTCAGCCCCTCTGATTGCCTGCTTGCAGCTCGCGAATGATCCTTTCTTTTTGATCCAGGACCAGCGTCAGGCTTCGGATCTGGAAAAGCTGGTCGGTGGTTTCCGCCTCCAGGTTCGCCATCCATGCCAGCTTCTTTTGGAGTTCCATCGATAGCTGGTCGTTCATTTCGACCAGGGTGGAAATATTTTCTTTTGCCGCCTGCAGCTGACGCTTTAGATCCTGGACGTCTTCCTCGAGCATGCTTGCGTAATGCTTGATGGTTTCCAGCCTGGTCGGGCTGCCGAGCCATTCGCTGGTGTCTTCGATTTCGTAGGGGTCCACGGTCGCGCCTTACAAATACTGTTTGGATATACAGTAATTGAGTTGCGACGTTATGGCGAATGCTGGCGACGGAATGCGAAGCAGATCACTCTGGAGTCATCATTACCGCGAGCGTCATTTTGATGAACTCCTCATTCCTATCGATGGCGTCCAGGGCGCCGCGGACGTTATCGGCGACCTCGGCGCCGCCGTGGTGTTCGACCCAATTGGACAGTTCCATGATAGCGGCTTCCAGGGCGAGTTGGTTTTCGTTGATTTTGAAAAGCAGGGAAGGGAGCAGGTCTGTGTTCGGCATGGGATTTCCTCTATGTCGGAAACCAGCGTAGCAGTCGGCGATACATTGGCTTGAAGGGAGAGGGGTACACATTCGGCAGAACGCCGGAATGGGAGTAAAAAGCTGTCTAAAACTACCTCTGGCTTGCTCGGTTTCATTGACCCGAAAGGCGCCTAAGTCGGGCTAGAGTTTTAGACAAATGACAATGCATATCCTTGAAACACAAGGCCTCTAGGCTATTTCCATAAGTACTGTTGCAGTAGCGGTGCCAGGGGAGCGACGGGCGAGCTGGACGATTGATTAGGTGGCGCAAGGGCGGTATAGAAGAAGGATTATTTTCTCGCCATGGAAGAGCTCCAAATGAAGCACATAAAAATACTGATGCCAGTTTTTATCTTCCTGGGGCTAGCCGGCTGCATGTCTGCTGACATGGTTTCCTCTCCAAATTCTGGATCCGCCTACGCCCCTGTAAACGAAAGCTCGAGATCCGGAATTGTGAAGTACCTGAACGCCGGAGCAGACTATGTTCGTAAACAGCGCCGCGAGGATGCTTATAAGCAGATGCATGACGCTTGCAACGGCTCCTACAAAATTGATGCCGAAGGCTCAAATGCGGAAGGCGGATCGGTCATAAACTCCGGTGGGGCATCTATTTGGACTCAGACCAATTACTGGTACATCCAGTTTTCCTGTGTTCGATAAAAGCAAAGCCCCGAAGGTTCGCGGCTCCGGGGCTTCTATTTCGCCCGCATCCCTTAATGGCTGGCGAACGTGGCGGCGAGATTATCAGCGTTGAATCGGTGACTCACTACTGCGATGGGCGGATTGTTTTCAGTCGGCAGGACGCCGAAGGAGGGCAGAAGCTATACCGGCTTTGCGAGGGGCTGAAACCGACCCGTTGCCGTAATGGGATTACGACAGCGAAAATTATTATGCCAACGGGTAGAGTTACCTCCAATTTTTTTAGCCATGAGTTCGACTATGACACGCCATTGGTCTGAAGACCCCTACTGGACAGAGGCTGTTGACCGCTTCTACGAGCGTCGCGAGGAAGGGACGAAGCAGCTCGTCATTGACCTCGATGCCATCAGCGAGACGCTATACGATGGGGATGGTCCAGCATACCGAGCGCTTGAGGCCATGCTGTCGGTGCACGAGCATGAGGGCTGGGATGGATGCCGCGGGGCTCCACGAATTGTCCTGGCACTGCTGCAGATACTCAGCGAGCAGGGCCGCAACTCTAAGCAATAAATTCATTATTTAGAGATGTAAGCGGTCGGCAGGACGCCGGGGAGGGGAACAAAGCGTGCGTGACTTTTGCGTGACTTCCTCACGCACCTATAAGCTCTTGTAGGCATTCGGTTGCAGCGAGCGCCAGTAAAAACGGCCATTACAAAGGGGCTTGCATGGGCCCTGCGTGCATGGGGTGCTAGGGGTCGAGTGTTCGAATCACTCCGTCCCGACCATATTTTTCAATGACTTAGCCCAACTTTCGCGAGTTGGGCTTTTTCATGCGCAGGGACTTTTGCGGGGGTTCATCCCGTTTTCCTCCTCAAGATTGTCAGGGCCGGTCCTCTCGAATCGGTCGCTGATACTTTGTTTGCCGCCTCAATCAACTGTTCAAGCTCTGCGGTAGAATAGTGGCTCGTAACGCTGCCATTCTTGTGTCCCAGAAGCGCCTTTCGATCCTCCAGTGTTACTCCTGCTGCACGAAGCCTTCTGCCAAAGGTGTGCTTGAGGTCGTGAATCCTGATCGATCTGAACCCAGGGTGTGCCGGTGACTTGTGTTCCATTTCCCACTTCGCCGCCGCTCTCACCCTGGCCTTCTTCCACGCTGTGTCATTCATCCGGTGCATCGGGGTCGGACCGTGTTCGTCCGGCTGCCCATACGGGAAGACATACTTCGAATGCAGCCCGCGCTGCCCATCGATGACCGACATCGCCACCTTGTTCAGCACCACCAGCCTCTCGTCGCCATTTTTCACGCCAGACTTTTCACTCCTCCCGCCAAAGTCAGCAGGGATCAGGAACACACTCGTTCCCAGTTCCGGCACTCGGATTTCCCAATCCCACTGAAGCTTGCAGACTTCCTGCTCCCTGCAACCCGTGTTCACCTTGTAGAGCGACATCCTCAACAGGTGGTCAGGGATTTCCGAGAACAGCATCGACTGCTCTGCCCATGACATGGGGTAGGGCTTCCTGCTCGACTTCCTCTCCTCCAGCATCGAGATCATCGGCACGCTATCCAGCCACGGCCGTTTCTCTGCGTCTCGCCACTTCCTGTGGCACAGGTTCAAGATCCGGACAATTCGCTGTAAGGCGATGTTCACCGTCCGGTTTGAAACGCCTGGCTTTACCTTCCCCTTTTCTGTTTTGGTCGGTTTTTGCCGTTCCCGCTTGAAGACTGCAAGGGACCCATCATCTATATGGGTGATCGGCAGGTCGCCGATGTACGGGTCCAACTGCTCGATGTGCGATGCGGAGAGTGCAATCGAGGCCTGGTCCTTGAATTCAACCAGAAACCGAGTGGCTGCCTCTCGCCAGGTTCGCACCTGGCGCACACCGTAGACCTTCTCTTGCCTGAGCTTTTCCAAGCGGTGAATCAGGTACTGCTCCGCTTCCTGCCTTTCGCTTGCTCCAGTGCTTTCTTGAAGTCGCTGACCTCGGACGACTTTGTCGATGTGCCAAATTCCGTTCCTCTCGTAGAGACCGGAGATTGTTTTTCGCGCCATTTATTGACTCCTTGGCGCCCACTGCGGGGCTGATTGTTGTCCTGATTGGCGGCCTTTTCAATTGCCATGGCTTCGATATAGGCATCCGCCCACTGGTCGAGCTCGATCCGGTCGAAGCCAATACCCTGTTTCCCGATTGGGAATTCGCGCACGTTGGGCCGGACCGTTTTGTTGAATTCATCTCGGCACATGCCGAGATAGCCGTAAGCCTCGCCGGCGCGAATGAAGCGCGGAAGGATGGGCGCGACCTGGGCCGCGCTGCGATTGGACATAGGAAATCCTCGCCTGCCGTTCACCGGCAGGCTGGTAGGTGGATTGGGGAAATCAGATGAGGGGTGTTAGGCAGGATGGGCGGGTGAACTAAGGTTTTATAGGTTCACCTCGCCAGTTGCGCGCACGCTTTCTCCCCTGAAGGTAACTGGCGGGGTGAACCCCCATCACCGCGGCCCCTTGTAGCAGTACACGTAGGCGAACCAGGCGAGGGCGATCACGCTGCCATCTCCTTTTTCATCCATTCCTTGTAATCGCCGGCATACTCCCAGCAATACGTCGCTGGCCATGCGCCGCGCGTTCCGGGTTCAACGAAGTGATACCAAGACCCGCCCGGGCGCGGCGTTGTCTTGCACCAGACATGCTCGGCACCGCCAAGAAACCAGCCTGGGTACTGCTTCACGGCCTCGGTCATGAACTTGGTCAGGTCGTGGTGGCCTTTGCTCATGACGATGTAGGTGTCAGAGCCCACGCTTTCGACCTCGAGCGGATACTTTTCTTCAGGCATGACTTCGTCCTTGCCGCTATAGCGGCTGACTTTGAAGGGGAGGTTGTTAGTGCGCTATCGTCGTCTATTCTTAGTTTTCAACTAGACGAGGAGGTGTGTGATGCTTGATGAGTCGACAGGAATGCAGATTGATCAGCGCTACAGAATTGAGAGCCCGCTAGGCAACCTATTGATCGATGGTTATTTCTTAAATGGGAATTTTTTTGATAGTGAGCACCATAAAGCTCCCATAGGGTGGTTGGAGGCAAACACCTTCATGTTCAATGCTGTCGACGGAAATGGCACGCCTAAATATCCCAATCGAATCGCTGGTGAAATCCATAATCTCGTTCTAACTTTGTCTGACGGAAAAACGCTTGGAATAAGACATGTTGGAAACGGCTGAGGGCTTGAGCGTATGTCTTAAGAAGGAAGACATCATGTGGAACCTTCTCCGTTGGGGGAAGTTGATTTGAATTGAGGGGGCTGAGTAAATACTGTTTGCACTGATATGCGTGGCAAGAGTGTGCTTTTTTTAATTAATAGTGTGAAAAGATGGCGGTATTGCTAGTTCGACACCGCGAAATCCGGCGGTTGTTGTGGCTTGGAGAATTCGTCTAAATTAACTTGGCGGGAGATTAAAGTGAGCGAAAAACACGAAATTTTTTCTGCTGTAGAATCTCAATTAATTATCAACCCAACACCAGAGGTTGCTGGGCTTAGACCATTTGACAGTGTTGGTGGATGCGAATTTCAGAATTGGGAGCCTGACCACCTACACTGGAATGTACCGTCAAGTATTTATTTATATAGTAATGGTGAGATGGTGTTTTTTGCTAAGCGTCTATCTAATCAGCGTCGCACAGGTGTATTAGATGGAGGGCGGACATTTTATGCGACTCTTGAGTTTCAGTTTTATAAGGTATCCGGTGATTCTCGACCATTTTACACTTATGAGCTTCCGGTTGTTAAGTTGGGTTGGAAAACTCGAGTGGATGATTATACGAGGGTTTGGGAACTTCCTGGTCTGATACCGTATGTTACGCAGTCGTATGCTACGGTGACGCGGCATTGGCGGACTGATTCAAATGAGGCCCCACCTGTAGTAATCCCATTTCCTACTATAGAGTTTTAACGCGTTTAAATAAGGGTCAGGCAAACATGTCGAACTGCGGTTCCGGCGTGTTCACCCTGATCAGCTCTGTATCCAGACGGGATTTCGCGGTACCGAAGATCGTTTCGTCCCGCTCGATCCCGACGAACCGACGGTTGAGCTGCAGGCATGCGACTCCAGTGGTACCGCTTCCCATGGTGTTATCCATGACCACTTGGCCCGGGTGGGTGTAGGTGCTGATCAGGAACTTCATCCAGGCGACCGGCTTCTGTGTTGGGTGAAAGCTGCCGGTCTGCTTGTCGCTGGAGAAGAACTGCACTGATCGCGGGTACCGGTCCGTTGAGTCGTACTCGGTCAGGCGCAGGGCCTTGCCGTAGCACCCGGATTCAACAGTTCTCCGCTTGCTGGTCTTTCGCTCGTGCCCGGTCGACATCTGCGGGTTGTAAATAGGTTGCTGTCGGTAGAAGACCTGGGCGCTTTCGTGTGCTCGGAGCGGCTGCTTTTTAGCGTTAAAAAATCCGGTGGCGTTTCCTTTCTCCCAGATCCATTCATAGCGGTAGTGCTTTGGATTGCTGGCGACGAGCATCGATGCGAACGGCTGGGCCGCACACAGTACGATGGCCGCCTCCCGTTTGGCGATCCGCAAGTACTCACGCCAGAGTGGCTCGAACGGGATGATCTCGTCCCAAGCGCACTGCGTCGTGCCGTAGGGCAGGTCTGCCAGCACCATGTCGACGCTATTGTCCGGCATGGTCTTCATCAACTCGAGGCAGTCGCCAAGATACAACCAGGGTTCCATAGCCATAAGAGTACCTCGCCGGCTGGCGTGATTCGTTGAAGTGGGGTATTTGTGTCCGGCCCGGCATGGAGCCGGAAGGAAAAGTGATGCGAACAACTTGGCTTGAACGAGTATCAGTGGGGCTATCGGTCACTTTCCTAGCCGTGGGGTTTTGGGCTGGCATCGCCAAGGATCCGGTCTGGCTTAACAGGTGCGGCTCGTTGATCATCGTTATTGGCGTGGGAGTCGCAGCCTTCAAACTGAAGGACATTCTTCAGCAGCAAATTGTGGGGTTCAGGGAAAAGCATGAGCCTCAGCAACTGAAGCAACTTGAAGATGCTTGGGAGAAATTCTGGGGAGGACCTTTGGATGCTTCATTTAAAGAACGTCTCCTTCAAGATGTCAGATCAAAGACTGAAGATGTTTTCGGCGCCTATATTCAGCGTCGTGTCGAACGAGTGCGGAATGTTGAAATCAGCCTTCTGATACTCGGGACTTTGGTAAACGGCTTCGGTGATTGGCTGATTGGCATGATCAAGCCGCTACTCGCATAAACCGTAGGCCGATGAACATTTCTGACTGGTGTCGGTGCGGGCGATCAGGTCGACCATGTCGAACTGGCGGCCGCCGCGTGAGGTTTTGCTCCAGTCGACTATTCGGTCAATGCCGTGGGTGACCGCGCTTACCTTGGCATCCGACCTGACGGTAGGGTCGGTAACGGTAGCGAAGAACGTGGCCGCCCCGCGCTTGCTGGCAATGCTCACCAGTCGCTCCCACTCACGTACCCGGTCTACTTCTTCTGGCCACCTGGCGGCTATCTGCCTGAGTTCGTCTTTCGCGCACATGATGCACGGCATGCACCCCACGCGATTGCAGCCTTGCAAGTAAAGCGGGTTCGGCTTGATTCCGGCCGCGCGGTGAGCCTCGAAGACTGAATCAACCGTCCACTTCAAGATGGGCCGGTAGTTGAACAGGCCGCCTCCAACCTCATCGCACTCTGGTAAGTACTTGCGGGCCGGCGACTCATCGGCCCGAACACCTTGCCAGGACAGCAGCATGTTCTCGCCGTCCATGAGCGGCAGGTAGACCTGCTCGATGATTGGATTTCGCTTGAGTTCGTCGGTGCAGAAGCGCGCTTTGGTGCTGGGGAATCGGCCTTTCCACAGGCACAAGTCCAGGAATGGGTTGCCGGTAGGGTGCAGAACTTCCAAAGCACCCAGCACCACGGATTCCGCCACACCTTTCTCGCGCCACTTGGTCTCGATGAATTTGCGCTTGCCGGCGATCTGCCTGGAGAAGTCTGCCTTCACCCACCGGATGGGAACCCCAGTGGCTTCGGCCAGGTAATGGATGTAGTCATATGTCTCTGGATGCTCATGCCCGGTGTCAGCCACTACTGCGCTGAGGTTCGGCACCTCCAGCTCGCGGGCAACCAGCAGCGTAGCCGTGCTGTCTTTACCGCCGCTCATGCTGACGATGTTGTAAATAGGCATAGGGGATCCTCGCCGGCTGGCGTGATTCGTTGAAGTGGGGTATTTGTGTTCGGCCCGGCATGGAGCCGGATTAAGGAGAAAAAGATGGTGAAGATTGCCGAAGTGGTTGCTGAGTTTTCTGCTGAGGGCTTCAGCAACTCAGGAAAACAAACACGGGGACGAGTTCTGCTCGATGTTCACGCAGGCGTGTACAGCTTCCAGGTAGATGATGAAGCTCGGGGTCTATCCACTCCGTCTGGTGAGTACGATTCCGAGGAGGACGCTAGATCGGCCCTATTTGAATACTGGGATAAATGCGAGGAAGCGCTAAAGGCGTCAGGAACGCCCAGCTGGAAGCCAAAATTTTAGTATTTGTTGAGCCTCGGCGGTGCTTCGTTACAGTGGGGGCTTACCGGTCGCGCCACATGGATCGCAGGGAGCATATTTGTTGCCTGCGTCATGGCTCCAGCCAACATTCCGCTGACCTGATCCTGCGCAGTGATCGCACTTGCCAGTTTGCTGTCGGTACAGCTCTCGCTGCACTCGCTCTTGCTCTGGCGTGACGAAAACCTTTTCCAGCGCCACGCCCGTCCAGCGAGCCCGACCTTTGTGATCGATGTTGGGGACGCCTCCCTCGATCAGGCAGCCACCGGTGTCACCGTTGCCGATCCATTCCATGCGCGCCCATTGCCAGTCGTCGCCGGCTTTGGCGTTCTTTCGAGCGGCAAGCAGTTGGAATGATGGTGGCCGTTCAGGCTCGGGAACGGCAAACATGTCCGTGGTGTTCAGGCATTTAGCCGTGGCTGCCTCTGCGGCGTCCGCCCGCTCTATCTCAGCCAGGTATCCGCCGAGGCTCTTGTCTCCGCCGTATGGGCAGCATTGAGTATCCCAGCCTTGCTGCTCAAGCGCGGCCCAGGCGTAGAGCTCGGCCTCGGAGCGGATCGAGACGCCGGCATCTATCTGCGCGTTGTCGTCGCCGGTAATTTCGCGCTCTTCCTCGCGCGCCACGCGTTCGGCTTCTTGGCTGTCCTTGGCCAGGACCAGAGCGGTGTACTTCAGTGTCACTTCGAAAATCTGGTTCATCGGGTGCTCCTGCTATTCGTCGTGACAGATGCGCAGGGCTTCGCGGTTGTAGGCGAGCTCAAGTTTGCGCGACACGTTTTCGGTGATTACGTATTCGTGCCGCGGCGGAGCCAGCAGCGGGGCGGACTTTTGAGGCCCTAACGCATGAAGATGATGAATCATCAGCGTAATGGCCTCGCCCTGTTCCTCGATGCCGTGCCAGGCCATCAAGTCAGCCAGCGCTTGCCGGGTGCCGGCCATGGCATGCATTCGCAACTCTTCCTCGCCGCGAGTCTTTCGCCTCGCCGCAGTCTTTGCCGATCGATCTTTCTGCGCGGCTGCCATGGGATACCTCTTCTATGCCGCTGGCCGGCAATGCCAGCCAGGCTTGTCGTTTACGTTGTTGCACGCGAGCCATCCTGCGCATCAGGCTGATGCCGGGAAGTCGAGTGAGTAATCGGCGATCAGCCGGCGGCACAGCGTTTCACTGATGCCGAGGTGCTTGCTGGCCTTATACCGCGTCATGCCGGCCGCTTTGCACTCCACCAATTGAGCGGCCAGGGCGGCTTTTTCTTCGTCGCTGATGAGTCTTCCGCGCTTGCTCTTCGGCGCCTCGATGTTCCGATAGCCGTATGCCGGCTTCGGGATTTGATCGACACCAGGGCTGTCCTTGCCGAGGCCTGTAGGGATGAGCTGCGCCTGCCCCCCGGATGCAAAGAAGGCAGCTTTCGCCGCCTCCAGTCCACATTGCCGCTTTGCGGCTTCTTCGATTGCTTGGTCCATGTCAGGCACCTTTCGAGCGACTGTTGATATTGATGTTGTGGATTTCTGCGAGCTCGCGCAGAACGGCCCGGGTGATGCCCAGCGCCGCGCAGATCTCCGCTTGTGACCGGGTGCCGGCCAAGGCCTTGATCTGTGTGACCATTGAGGCCCTATTCTGGCGGCGCACTTCCATCGTCCTGGCGGTGCTTGTCGAGAACTCGACGCCATGCTCGATGGCGATCCGGTTCAGCGTGCGGGTTGAGCGGTGCAGCGCCTTTGATGCGGCGAAGACCCCTGCATCAGCGAACTGATGCAAGGCCTGTGCAATGGCTGGCTCAGTGGCCTTGTGGGCGTCCCATCTCATGCGGCCGCCTTGACCAGCCGAACGCCGGGAGCACGGAAGCCTTCCCCCTTGGCTGCAACAATGGCGTCGAGGGCTTCCCAGTTGACCGACAAGACCGAGATTGGCACCTGACCTACTGCAACAGCGTGGACCAGCGCCTCCAAGTCGAAGACCTCGGCCTGAAGGCTTACCGCTTGCTGAGCTGGTTGGGCCGCAGGCTTTGGCGCTGCCTGGGCGATAGGTGCTGACTTGATCGGGGCCGGTGTTACAACCGGCGCAGGCTCAGCGACAGGCTCGACCACCTGCTTCGCCTTGGCATCCTCGATCTTTTGCAGTTCTTCCTTACGGATCTGCTCACGCTGGGCTTCGGCCTTCTGCTCTTCTGCTTTCAGGTGATCAGCAATCCGAACCTTGATCAGCGCGACCAGGTCGTCATTGGCCTTCATCACCAGTTGCTGAGCATCGACAAAGAGGAAGGCATGGTCGGCGGCCAGGGTGCGCAGGCTTTCGAGGTTCAGGCGAATGCCATCGGCCATCTGGCTTGCGTCAATCTTCGCCCGAGCCAGCTCGGTATCCACGGCGTCCTGCAGGCTGGCGATGGTGCGCTTGTTTTTCATGACGCCCGCGAAGTCGGCGGCCACCGCCGGCAGGGTCACTTTGCCCAGGGTCTTGTTGATGGCTGAGACGTGATCAGTCAGTGCCTTCTCGGCCTTCTGCTTGATGTTGGTTTTCACCAGCAGCTCTTGAGCCTTCACCAGCTTGTCGACCTTCAGGCGAGTTTCCCGGGCGTGCTTGCTGATGCGGTCCAGCGAGCAGAAGAGTTCGTCGATGGTCTGGGTTTGTGACAGTGCCTGCTTCTTCGCCGCGGTCACGGCGTCCTCAACATCGCCGCACCACTTCACAGCCTTTTTCGCGTCCGCGAAGTCCTGGTCGGTGGTCAGCGTGGTTTTCACCGAGTCGATGACTGCCAGAGCCGATTCCTCAAACACTTTCAGGTTGCTGGCGGTAACCATGCCCGTCAGCTCGATACGCAGCGCTGGCAGCTCGTCCGGGGCCTTGCCGACAACGATAGAAGGGGCATCCGCCACTTCGTGGCCGGCAAGATCCGCCTCAAACTGTTTCCACCCTTCGACCAACTGAGCTGCACGGCCGGGGACTGGGCGATATTCCATGCTGACGAAGTTTTCTGCAGTGCCGTTGGAGCAAACGAAGATCACACGCTCGGCGCCGCTCACCAGCAGCTGCTGCTCGAGCTGCCAGTAGTAGTGAGGGCCCAAGTCTTCAGCGCGCACCTGAGCGGCCAATGATTCGTTCCAGAGCTTGTGCTCGAACAGCGTCTCGCCGAGCATCGTCGCGCCGTCCATCGAGGCGAGCAGGTTGCCCTCGGTGCCCACGACTGGGTACAGCTCTTCACCGATCATCACCTCAACCAACGGCCTGGCCATCGCTTCTGTGGCGTGACCCTTGTCGAAGATGTACTGCTGCGACGGCGTGACCTCCGGTGCAATGCCGGTCTTCTTCAGCGTCAGCAGATCGGTGCGGGTCTGGTACTTCGACGCACCCATCATTGCCGGGGCTTCGGAGGCGGTGAAGTGCTGGCTGCGCAGGGCATGCCACTCGGCGGAGCCTTGAGCTACGTTGTGAATTTTCATGCTTGATCTCCGTCGAGGGCTTTAAGGTTGGTGATCTTTTCTTTCTGCGCATCGGTCAGCGTGTATTTGCTGCTGATGGTCGCGATCAGGTGCTCGGGGCTGGTGCGGTTGGCATCAATCAGCGGCCGCCACTTGACCAGGTTCTCGGCGAGCAGGTCATCCGAGTAGGCCGGCAGGGCTTCAGGATCCGGTTCCGACTTTTGCTGCTGCGGGGTTACGTCGCGCGCCGGCTCTTCGAAGGACTTGCCTTCCATTTCGTCTGCAGTCGGGGCCGATCCGACTTCGGGGAACGCTTTGCGCAGGGCCTGGGCCTCGGCGCACTTGGCGAGCTGGGCAAAGGCCCGGCGCTTCCACATGGCGTTTGGTGCGATGGTGTCTTTGCCGGAGGTCGCGTAGTTCTCCAGCCAGCGCTCGCTGGCGGTGAACTCGGCGACGAGCCCGTTCGACATCTGGCGCTTTACCGTCACCCGGCACCACTCCGGATAGGTGACCTCAACGCCTGCCAGCTTCGTAGTGATCGATGGCCCGAACTCAGGGTCGCTGATGCCGGCGTATTGCCCGGTGCGCGCCGCCTGAATGCGGTAGAGGCCAATCCCAGGCATGACCACGTCGACCATCCCGCGGCCTTTTTGGTAAACCGGAACGATATGGACTGGCTTCAGCATTGGGTCCAGGTGCGCGGCCTGGCAGTAGGCCAAGACCATAACGACCGAGTTATGCGCGGCGCCCGGGTACAGGCTGCCACTCAAAACCTCGACAAGCGCTGCCTCAGACATAGCCGGCGCGTGGTCGACCTGTTTCATTACTGCGGACATGGGGAATCCTTGCCGCGATGCTCGCAGCGTTCGAAGGTGGTGGTTATTGGGTGAGCTGGGCGCAGTAGGAGCTGGCCAGCATAACGAAGGCGGTACCGAGAAGGACGATTGCCGAGCCGCGCCAGACGTAGAGTCGACGGGCCTTTTGGTAGGAGGTCATGGGCGCACCCTTACAGCGATCCGTCCGCCCTTCATCGTCGCAGCCAGGCGCTGCGGCAGGTTGGCGACCAGCTCTTCGCGCTTACGGCCGATCACCTCGTTGAAGGGGAGACCGAAGCCCAGAATGGCGATGCGCCGCTCGATATCTTCGAGCTGCTCGTCAAGCAGCGTTTTTACCGGTGCTGTACTCATGACAACTCCTTGCGCTTCCGGCTGATCTTCAGCAGACGAGCGCTGTAGTGGTGGAATTCTTCTGCGGTGATCTGGCCGGCGGTGAAGAACCTCACGAGCAGCCCGTCGGCGAGGCTGTCGTCGATGTCTCGGCTGCCGGGATGCTCCAGGGCTTCAAGCGCCTGATCGATGGTGATGTGCGGGCTCACAGCTCGTTGTCCTCGGCCTGGGCGATCAGCGCATCGTCCGCGAGCGGCTCCAGCAGGGACTCGGCAATTTCACCAAGCTTGCCCAGCGGGTGATTGCTGTTGCCGAGCAGCTCAGCTATAGCCGTCTTGTCAGCGTTGCCGCTCGTCGCAGTGATCAGCAGCCAGCCCAGCGCCGAGGTGTGCACTTCGCTGTCAGCCAGGCGGTTGTTCACGTACTCATCCACCGCCAGGGCGAATTCCTCGGCAGTCACGCCCTGTTGAGGGCGCATGCGGCGCTGGAACGACACGCTGCAGCCGCGTAGGAGTTCTTCGGCTGCGTTGTGCAACCAGTCGGCCCGTGCATCATCGTTCGGGCTATGGCTCACTGGAGGCGGCTTGCGGTGATGTCGAGGCAGATAACTATGCGTGGTGTTCATGATCGCCTCCAGGGGCGAGGTGGAGTAGGCGAGGGCCGCCCATCCGTTTTAAACATATGGACCGCAGGCCATTTGGCGCGATCCACTTTTCAGATAGGCGATGCAGGGGGCCGCGTTGCGCGGTGCAGAATCGTCCGCATCCGTCTGCCCACTCGCTGGAATGGACAGAGGCGATGCGGTCAGTCACGGCGGTTCAGTTCTTCGATGATTGCGGTGTGAGCAACTGGGCAGGCCGACAGGTCTGCTTGAAATTCCATGTCGTGCAGCGAGTAGGTCGACTCCACAGAAAGATCGACTTCTACGCCTTGCTGCAAATCGCGAATGATCCGGGCGAATTTAGTAACGCGGTCCATCTGGTCTGTATGTACCTGGCACATGTTGTGGTGCTCCGCTGTTTGGTTGTCATCCCAAAGCCCGCTCATTGAACGGGCTTCAGTGATGCTTTCCGCCGTGAGCAGCAACTGGCTGCACTCACTGGCTTGAATCTGATGTCGCGTTTCACCGTCGGCGCCGATTCCTCGACTCGCCCCAGCTCAACTGTCCGTCCTACTTAAAGATCTTGGTTCCAGTCGATCCCCGGTGGGGGCTGGGAGATCACTTCGCTGATCCCGAGCTATCTGGCGGCTTCACCAGTCGTGTGGCGAGCCTCTTTGAGGCCCTTCGCAGTGGTTGTGTGTCGCTGCGATGGGTGAACTATCACGTATCGTGTTTAGTTAGTCAACACGAACTGTGATTATTTTTGAAAAGTAAACACGGCAAAAAATGGTTTCCGTGTTTTGAAATGGTGGGATATGCTTTGCGAAACCTGTATGGATATACAGCATCTAAGGAGTAATAGATGTCCAGGCCGCAAAAGCAAAAACAACAGGAGAGGGTGGAAGTGTCCGGGCTCGAGCGCCTTGCACTCAGGGTTTCGTCGATGATCAATCATCCAATTGCTCAGTTGCAGCGCTGGGTGACGATTCATCGTCTCGACACGGACGGTGAAGAGGAGTGGGCAGAGGTGATGGGCATACTCACGGAGATAGGCGGTATAGAAATGATCTTCAACGATGAAGGCGAATCGGTGACGCTGAAGTGGGAGCCCACGCCGGAGGATGAGCGCCCGGCAGAGCCGGAGTTTGAGCCAGCCGAACATGAGGCTGCGCCTTTCTGACGGCCAAAAAAAAGCCCGCTAAGCAGCGGGCTTCTTCTGTACAACAGGCCTAAACCAGGTGGGCATTCCATACGAGTAGAACCCGCGCCTGGATGTAGGTTTCATCCCGCCTGATCATTCTCGCTTTGTGCCGTGAGTTGTCGGAGATCATCTCAAAATGATCAGCGTCGGCGATCTGCAGGCGTTTGATATAGATGTGATCCTGCCAGCTGAAGAAGTAAATTCCATCCCCGACAAA